CACAAGCAAACTGGTTCCTCAACATGCAAGACTGCAAGCCCTTAGTTCAAGAAGTTGGCGGAGTAGGAACAGTTGTCAAAGGTGTGAACACAACAGCTGATGTGGGCCCCAGAGAGATACAAAAACAAGCCCGGAAATTTCTCAACAAAGTCACAACAGGAGGAGTTCCTCCTCAAACTCAAAGCAATGGCAAATTTCCCTCGGTTAAATAAGCTGAAATGGCAACTTTGTATAGTTTTGGTATGGATCCCACACGGTGGTACAGCAGGGCATTATATGCCTTCTCTACCAATGAAATAGGCTGGACTACAGGCAATAGTCCGGTCAATGGACTGGGCAGCATACAATCCATGGCGTATGGAAACAATACGTGGGTTGGTGCTACAAATTTTGGAGACTTCACAGTAAGTGGTGATGGTGTAAATTGGTATTCCTACACTCCTGAAAACAAAAGTTGGCTTGTTAACAAAATCACATGGGGGCAAGGATTGTTCACAGTTGTGGGACATGAAAAAAACTTCAGTAACCTTGCAGAAACTGGATTTGTCGCAGTGTCTGGAAATGGTGGTCCAGCAACTTGGGTCAGAAAATTTGTCAGTTATCAAGAACCCATGACTTTGTTTGATATCAAACACTTGGGCCTAGGAAAATGGATTGCTGTGGGCTGCACAAATCATCTGAGACAGCCTGTGGTCATCTATAGTGAAGACAACACTGCCTCTTGGACAAGAATACTACTTCCAGATATTATCCCTGGCGGTATTTACAGTATTGAAGCCCACGTAGGAAGTAGTGTAAAAGTTTGGCTGGGCGGCAAAGGCTGGATAGCCTATACAAACGATTTTCAAACCACAAGCACAGAATGGACATTGTTTGATAATTTAAAAGATCAAGGCAAATCCAAACCATTTACGCGGTTATTATACCGATCCACACTTGGCAAAGAAGCTATTGTTGCACTGTCAGGATCTACAGTTTGGTTCAACGACACAGCTTTGAATTGGCGGAGCACTACACAAGAGGGCTATAGATTCCAGGACGTAGCTAATTTCCAAAACCCCTTAACAAGCCAAGAGTCATTTAACTTTTCTGTTGGAGGCATGTTGAACCAGTACACTGGATTCAAAACTCCTTGGCAAGCCCAGAGCACACAAGAATTCTCCCTCGTTGGATATAACAATGGAGTCCAAGCCAGCAGCCTTATTGTTGTTTGACACATGTGCTGTCTGCCACACAATCATGGCATACAACAAACGTGGAGCAAAAGTAGATGGGTATCGGCACTCTAGGACCAAATGATCGCTCAAAGATTATGGCCCTTGTGAATTCAGGTATTGATGTGTTGCGCGAGATTGCTACCCTCAAAGAGGGACTAAAAGACCAAGTGGGATCAGTAAGTGAGGAACTGGATATTGACAAAAAGATCCTAAACATGGCTATCCGAACCGCCTACAAGATGAGCCAGCAGAATCAAGACACTTTGAACGATCTTCAAACACAGCTGGACAGTGTTGAAGAAGTGCTAAAAGCAGCAGGTGTTTCCTAAGGCTTCATACAAAGCAAGGATACATTTTTATAGATCTTTAACTCAAAGATCTAAATGGATTGTAATGTTTTTTTGAGATTTTAGGTACAGCCAGCATACTGCTGGCTGTCGCCGTTTAAGCCTTTCAAATATTACCTTTGAGCACATTGTATTTGTTTTGGTTGTTTGGCAGTGTAGCCTTGACCATCAGCAGTATTTTGCGTAAGAATCTATTACTCGCTGTAATGATGTTGTTTTATACAGGGTTGAATTTATATGGATTATGGAGTTTTGGATGACGTATGTTGATGCTATTTTGGAGAAAGACAAACACTGTATTCATGTTGTGGAGCGTGTAAACCACAAACGAGTCTACAACACATATCCCAGCAAATACGTAATGTATTTTCCCAGTGAGCGTGGAAAATACACTAGCATTTATGGTGAACGGCTGGATAAATTTGAAACCAATCGTTGGGAAGAGTTTCAAAGAGAGTGTCGCTTGGTTCCAAAAACACAACAATATGAAAGTGATAGCAATCCCATTTTCCGTTGTTTTTATGAACATTACAAAAATACAGCAAGTCCACAGTTGCATGTGGCGTTTTTTGACTTGGAAACTGATTTTGATCCTGATCGGGGCTTCTCGTCAACTGACGAGGCGTTCAATCCCATTACAGCAGTATCTGTATATTTGAGTTGGCTGGGCAAAAACTTTACTCTTGTCCTCAAACCCAAAACACTCACAGTAGAGCAAGCATCAGCAGTTGTGGACAAATTTGAAGACACTGTGCTGTGTAGCAATGAAACTGAGCTATTGGATGTGTTTCTCACCCTCATTGAGGATGCAGATGTTCTCACAGGTTGGAATTCAGAGGGTTATGATATTCCTTATTTGCACAATCGTATCATTCAAATTTTGAGTAAGGAGCACACTAAAAGGCTGTGTCTCTGGAACAAATTTCCCAAGAAAAGGGAGTATGAAAGCTATGGCAAGCCCACTATTACTTTTGATCTAGTGGGCAGAGTCCATCTTGACTATCTGCAACTGTACCGCAAGCACACCTATCACGAGATGCACAGTTATCGACTGGACTTTGTGGGCGAGTATGAAGTGGGCGACAAGAAGATAGCTTACGAAGGCAGCTTAGACAAGCTCTATAACGAAGACTTTGAAAAGTTCATTGCCTATAACAGGCAAGACGTTATGCTGTTGGTGAAAATTGATCGCAAGCTGAAATTCATTGATCTAAGCAATGATCTAGCACATACAAACGGAGTGTTGATCCAAACAACAATGGGGTCAGTACAGCTTATTGACAATGCCATTACTAACGAAGCACATGATCTTGGCTTGTGTGTTCCTACTCGACGTAGAGACAATCCTGAAATCATGAAAGATGATCAGGGTGAAGACATTGAGCCCACTGGTATTGCTGGTGCATATGTGGCTGACCCAGTTGAAGGCATGCACAAGTGGATTGGCGGCGTAGACATCAACAGTCTATATCCCAGTGCTATTCGTAGCTTGAACATGAGCAAGGAAACAGTAGTGGGGCAAATCCGCCCTGTGGGTAATGATCGTTTGATTCAACACAGGATGCAAAAGGAAAAGCGCACTTTTGCTGACAGTTGGAACGAGATGTTTGGCATTATTGAGTATAACCAAGTGATGAATCGGGAAATGGTTATGCTGACTGTGGACTTTGAAGACGGTACCACTGTGGAACTCAGTGCTGACGAACTGTATCAATGGATTTTTGAAAATCCCAAAAAGCAAATGACTCTCAGTGCCAATGGCACCATTTTTGATCTCAACAAGGAGGGTGTGGTACCAGGCTTGCTGGCTCGCTGGTATGGTGAGAGAAAGGAGTTGCAGGCAGAAGCCAAAGCATGTTTCAAAAAAGCTGATGAAGAACCTAATCCCTCTAAGAAGAGTGAGTATCAAGAAAAAGCTGATTTTTATGACAGAAGGCAGTTGATTAAGAAAATTTTGCTAAATTCACTTTATGGAGCTATCGGAAATTCTAGCTCATCGTGGTTTGACAACCGTATTGCACAAAGTACTACTTTAACAGGTAGATGTATCGTCAAACACATGGGTAGTAAGATCAATGAGGTAATATCAGGGAAATATCACTACAAAGGTGATGCTGTCATATATGGCGACACCGACAGCATTTATTTTAGCGCATATCCAGTAATGAGCCAGCTTGAAGACTTCAAAAGCTTTGATTGGAGTCGTGAAGCAGTGGTGCAATTGTATGATCAAGTTGCAGATATCACCAACCAAAGCTTTCCTGGATTTATGAAACAGGCATTCAATGTACCTGAATCCAGAAGTGTGATCAAAGCTGGTCGTGAACTAGTAGCAAGCCATGGATTGTTCATTACCAAGAAGCGGTATGCTGTGATGATCTATGACAAAGAAGGCAAGCGAAAGGATGTAGATGGCAAGCCAGGTGAGATCAAAGTTATGGGGCTTGATCTCAAGAGAAGTGATACACCAAAACCAGTCCAGGACTTCTTGAGTGAGATTTTAACTTTGGTTTTGACTGAGGTTGACAAAGACAGCATTTTCACGCGCATCAAGGAGTTCCGCACAGAGTTCAGCCAATGGCCCAGCTGGGCAAAAGGCAGCCCCAAAAGGGTGAATAACCTTACTCAATATGGCATGATTAAGAAAGCTCAGGAAAGCGTTGACCTCAACAAAGACACTGGGAAAAGAAAAACTATTCCGGGCCATGTCCTTGCGAGCCTAAACTGGAACCTATTGTGTGAGATCTACAACGATTATGGATCAATGCGAATTCAAGACGGGCAAAAGGTGATTGTCTGTAAGCTGAGATCAAACCCTTTGGGTATGACATCTGTTGCATACCCTGTAGATCAACTGTATCTTCCTGATTGGTTCAAGTCTATGCCTTTTGACAACGCTCTTATGGAGGCCACAATTTTGGACAAGAAACTGGAAAACTTGTTGGGTGTATTGCACTGGAATCTTGAAGATGCCAAAAACAACGAAACTTTTGACAGCATGTTTAGTTTTTGAAAGGTTGACAACGGAGCTATATGTCAAGTAGATTTGACAAAAGTCAACCTTAAGGAATAATTCATGAATATTTTTTCTGCCTTATACGAACGCATACGACGGATGTTTGGGCCTGATCAAACACCAGTTTCAACTACTCTTGCACCCAGGACAGAACCAATCCAGCCAATAGTTGTGACACCCGCTGGAAATCCTGTGCCACCCAGCTCAGAAAAGGCTGCTCCTGTAATCGAAAAAAGTGCATACCAACCAACCACGTCTGGTCCAACAGATCCACCAGTATTGCAGCAACCTGCCCCTGTAATTACTGCCAAACAAGAGCCATCACAGGAACCTCCCCCAGCTAAAACAGGGAAAAAGCCAAAAGCTACAACAGCCCTTAAGGAACCCAAGGCGCCTAGTCAACGCAAGGCACCAGCCAAAAAGAAAACTAATTAGCCAATTCTAGTGAGCCCTCTCTTTGGAACCTCTCTTGAAGAGAGGGCTCAACTCTTACGGTATAAGTCCTACCCTCCAACTTCACCGGCTTCTTGGAACTCACCAACAAGCACCCCCACTAGCACCTTAGTGTTCGTTACTGGCCATGTGTGTCTAGATTCAGTAGTGGACGACTTTCATGAAGTCGACAGCATAATTGAAGCTGAAGATTTGCTGTTTTCACAAGCAAACACTGTGGTGGAAAAATACGATGGATTGCCATTTGCACTCCGTAGACAGTCAACCTTATTAGGGCATCAAAATCGTCGAGGCTGTGGTAATCTCATTTTCACAACTCCGGAGATACGTGCCCAAATACCAGACAATCAACTGTATATTGATGACAGCAATTCCTGTAAACAAGTGGGCTGTTGGTATTCAGCAGGCGTGTTGCGCAAATTTGACAAACAAGGCAGTCAAATATTTGTTAGTGATCGGGTACCCGAGCACACTGCCTATGTGGCATACAAAGGTTCAAGTGATTTAGACAGCGTTGCACTCCTGTTTAAAAAAGAAGATCAAATGCGACTGTGGTGTCCCTTA